CAGCAAACGGATTGAACGTTGCTGGCTGTGATTCAGTTCCACCACCACCACCACCGAATGAAGGTGGATTAGCACCGCCCGGATTGCCACCCGATGTACTGCCTTGAAATTGCTGCGCTGCAATAGTAGCAACGTTAGCCAAACCTGCTGCAACCGCAACACCAGCAGCGACAAAAGGCGCACCAGGGAATACTGTTGTTATCGGATTCTTTGCAGTGCTGGCAAATATCGCGTTTGCCGATTCGTATGTGCTTATAGTAGCTTGTGCAATACTGATAGCCTTTTGAATTTGAAAAGCACGCTTTGCATTTTTCTCATTAGTCTTTCCAAATGCCGATGTGATTTGTGCAATTCCATCTAATGTTTGCTTTGCAAAATCTAGCTTTTGCATTTGCGCATTCTTTTCAATGGCAGCGACTTCATCTGCATTCATCTGCGCAATGATTGCTAATTGTTCAGCGTTACCTTTTGCAGCATCGCGCAAAGCTGCATACTTCGCATCAGCCATTGCGATTTCTTTATCTACACCTTCTTGCATCAACTGAATACTGAATTCTTGTGCGCTGCGCTGCGCTTCTAATTCAGCATCGAAATCAGTTACACCTGTTCTTTCAGGTCCAGCACCTGCAGTATCTTTTTCTATAAGTTTAGTAACTGCTACGCTGGCTTCATAAATTCTTCTTTTCAATTCCAGCAATCGCTGACCAGCAGCTTCTGCTTTACGCAATCTTTCATCTTCTCGTCTTTGCTGTTCGTTTGATGCCCTTGAATCTTCTTCTTGAATTGTTTTGCTGATGTCTTTTAACGCCTTATCAAGCGCAGCATTTTCTTTTACCGCAGCATCTAAACGATTCTTTTGATATTCGTCTAATGTGCCACCACGCTGAATAATCAAATTGGCTTGGTCAATTAAACCTTGATTCGTAGCTTTTACTTGATCTGCATATACTTTAAACTGCTCACGTGCTACCTTTAAATTACCGCCTGATTTGGCAATTATGTCTGCACTGCGTTTTTCTACATCGGAACTTATTTGGTCTGCAAATTCTTTTACGCCAGTTAATGCTTCTTTAGTTCTTTGCGCTGCTTTTTCTGCTTCTTCAGCTGCTTTGGTATTTGTCAAACCGATAGCATCCGATAAGGCTAACAAACTATCTTTTAAAAATCCAACTGTATCGGATAGCCCGGTAAAGAAACTACCTAATGCACCACCTGATTTCTTTAATGCTTCAAAATTGGCAATGATACCAACTATGACAGTACCAAGTAAAAAGATAGGATTGGTCAATAACGCTTTACCTAAACTTCCCAATGTAGAAGTTAAGCCCTTTATGCCTTCACCTACATCCTTTAATCTTATATCATTTGCATTTTGAGCAAACAATTTTGCAGCTTCGGCTGCTCCTTGAAAGTCTAATGATAATAAACGTGATGATACAAGACCAATACTACCACTGACACGCTCAAACGCACCACCTGCCTGTGTACCTATGGCCTGTGCTGCATCTTGAATCTTATCTTTAAGTTCCCCCGCAGCCTTAGATAAGTCACGATACTTCTGTGTTTGTGGATCAGTGTCAGCTAACTGCCTTTGTAATTCGCGCAGTTGCGCTTTTAGGGATTGACCAGCACTATCAGCATTATCGAAAGCAGTACCTAGTTGCTTTAGGTTCTGCTCACTTTTCGCTGTGTCAATTTCAAATGTCCTTACAATAGGTTCAGCCATTAGTAGATAAGTTTATAGAGTAAATAGATAAGTCCGAATATCAATGCACCACGCCATGCGTACAGCGTAATGTACCATAGCACACGCTGCCATTTGCGAAGTGAATAGTTATGCTGTTTGTTTACTGCGATTCCTAGCTGGATGTAGCGCATTGAATTTTTAATTGAGTCCATTTATATTGATTTGCTTTGTTGGTATTGTAATGAAGCTGTGATGATGAAGCCTTCAGGATATGGTCCACCTGTAAATGTGATGTTTATCCGATGTTCATCAGTGTTTGTAGTAGTATCTATTCCAAAAGTAAATACATGTGTGCCTATTGCGCCTATTGTGTTTAGTGTAGTAATAGCACTAGCGTATGCAATGCCAGCTATCTTTTCAAGTGTGAAGTGATGCAATGACACTTCGCTTAAACCTGCGCCATCTTTAATAGTTACGTTTAGCAAACAGCTCCACAATGTTTCATCGGATAGTTCTATGTACTGACCAGCTACACCTTCAATGTACAAATTTTCAACTTGTCCTGATGTGGTAATAGTCGGATAGCGTTGTAGTACAAACTGACCAAACTGCGCCCATCCTTTTTCAGGTGCAGTCGGATTGCCTGCGCGATAACCACCGCCAACGTGCAAGCCGGGCAAATTAACTTCAACATTCTTACCTAATAGATTGCTGCCATCTACAAATTTTGTTAGGTTCAAATCCTGACCAACCGCAAGCATATTGCTATTACCTTCTTCAATAGAAATCTTGACACCATTTACAAATGAATTAAGAACTGAAGAAAAAGCTGAATTTATAGCTGGCGTGTTAGGAAGTATTGAATTCCTGAACTGACCACCATTATTGAATCCCCAGCATATACCACTAGTTTCATCCCAAAAGAAGCCGTAGCGCGAACAACAATCTTCAGTGGCTGCGACTGGTTCACCTCCAGTTTCAAATTCAATTTCACCATTAACTGTTACGTTTACCGGTGTAGAAGCGCAGTCATTGATTTGATCTATGAATTTAATAAGCTTAACCTTTGTGCTTTCATTCATTCCGACTTTGTAGTCGCTGATTTCAAGAATTCTCCAATATGCATCCTGAATCCAAATCTTATCGGCAAAGCTAAAAGTCAGAATATCCTTTAAATCGAGCGCAAAAAAAGCTTCCATTATTCTGCTTTCAGGCGAATACAGTTCATTCATGTAATTGCGCCAATAACTATTGAATAGATTGTTGTATGGATTAGCACTAACAGTAACAACGTGTGGTGGCGTTTCGGGTGCCCAGTTTAAATCAAAATCGGTAAGTGTTGGATATGCATCGCTATAATGATTAAGTATAGGTACTTCAGTGCTTGGTGTTGCTAAACCTGAGCCTTCATCATATAGATTAACTTCTATAGTGCCTGCGTTAAACAAGGCACGTGGACCTGGCACAACAAATTCTAATTGCTCATTGTAGAAACATTGTATTGGCGTGTTCGTTCCAGGTATCAATGCAGCTGGTGCACTACGTGTTACAAGTGTAACCTTTTGATCACCTATTGCAAAGTCACTTGGTGAAGTCGATGGATTAATAGTGTAACCTTCAGCTTTATAGTCACCATAAACACGATTAGCATCACGATAAAGTTTGCTGTAGGCATCTTCACCTGATGTATAAGTGAATTGAAAAGTAGCCTTTTGAATGTCTACTGTGCTTGATATAACAACGTCTTTTGATATGTCAAGCTTGCTAGTCCAGTCTACAATATCACCTGTACCGATGTAGTTATTTTGTGGCACTATAGCAATGCGATTAGGTACTATGCGACTAGGTACTATTGCGCAGTTATGCATTTTGATTACATCATTGACGAAATCAATTTGGCGCATATCCGGTGCGTTTGATGCATAATCAATAGTTTGACCGCTACTTATTACTACATTATCTAATTTAATATGTGACTCAGTTAAACTTCCATTTCCTGCAAGAATTCTTACAGTAGCTTGACCAAGTACCTGTGATTGCGAACCAATAGTCCATAATGATTGAGAATAAACATAAAATTTTACTACGTCACCTACATTTAATTGAACAGTAAATGAAAAACCTTGAGAAGTAAAACCTGAGTATGCACCAGTAGATGTGTTTCCAACTGCAGATCCATTCTTAAAAATGCTAATTACAGAACGAGCACTATCAACTCCAGGTCCTGAAAAACCAAAGGATTGCAATCTCAACAATCCACTAAATGTAAAGAATCCGCTAACTGGTGCTGTGTATTCACCAGTGCTAGGTGTAAAATCTCCATTGTTATCAAATGCTTCTACTGTTGGGCTATAAAATGCAGCGTTTGTTGGGGAACAAACTCTATCAATGTTGGCTGAATTGTAAGCCAAAAACAAATAGTCATTTGTATCGGCAAGCAATTTTAATTGTGGCGTGTTGCACCATGGCATGTAGTAGTCTTCAATGATGTTTTCAAGTGAAGATGCAACTAAATCAAAGCCAGCTTCCGTTATTATATTGCGAAGAAGATACCACCAACTAACCGAAGGTGTTAAGTCACCTGCATATATTGGATTAGCTGGATCAAGAATCGGGCGTGAACCTGCACCACCGCTATTGCTCCACTTTTGCCCTCTGTCACATAATGTCCAAATCCTATCTGCTGTTGGAACAGTAACATTTGCATAATTGACCGCTTCATTTAAATCTGCCAGCGCAGCAATATCACTTAGCTTCTTTTCGCCAATGGTTCGTACTAAATCAGGCGTTTCAGCATAGAATGCTACTTCTACTTCATTGATGCGATTCATTTGCTTGTATACCTTTCGCACACGCAAATAACCACTAGCAATCGGCAGCGTATCTACACGAATCTCTGCAGGTAGTTTGTAAAAAAAGTAGTTTTGCGCACCTTGTTCGGAATTGGTATCGAATAACGGACCGATAGCTTTGATGTTGTTATCGGACATTGGGATGCGGAATTCACGCGAGAATGCACCCTGTGCTGTAAAGTTAGATAAATCTTGAAACTTCCAGTTCTGCGAAATGCTTTCATTCTCGAATAAGTCTAAGTAAAACTCACTACCTATTGGTTGTACGAAGTAACCACCTGCAGCTTGCGAATAGTCATTAGACCATGAACCTGCAAAGTTCAAACGTGTATAGCCCGGTGAAGGAGAATCAACTACAATAGTGTTAAGTGTTTTGGTTACGCTATCACCTGCAGCATTGTAAATAGTTATTGCAGTATTTACCCAGCTTGCTATTTCAGGTCTACTAACTACCACCATTCGCGACAGCACACCAATACCCATTAGCGTTGGATCATTGCTTTCGCTTAAAATGTTAGTAGGTACACTGTTATTTACTATTAGTTGTACTTCTCCGTTCATGTTATGTCCAGTATTCGTTTGCCATTCTTACTTTGAAAGATACGTTGTATTGCTTGCCATCGCGTGTCTTGCGTTCTGTGTAATTTGTATCATCTAAGTTCACAGGCAGCGCGATGTTGTTACCACCGAAATCAGTAGTAAGCCACACAACTTGATTGCTTACTAGCAGCGAACGTAGAAATAAAAACTCTCCTTCTTGAATGTAGTCACTTGTAACTGTTAGCACTTGCTGCACTAAGTTTCTACGTTCAACTAAGCCCCTGTCTTCTTTATCGAATACGCTGGTAGTACCATTAAATAATACTTTGCGATATTTCTTGCGTTCAATTTCATCAGTCATTTCGGACTTCTTGATAAAATTAAAGTAATCCCATCCACCGCGACTATTCACAAAGCCCAGTCTTATCTTATCATTTTGGCAATCCTTTTGACCGTATACAGCTGCGTTATAGAATCTGTACTTAATGCTTGATTGCGTTGTACCTGTGCGCAAAAAGACTTCGTAATAACGCCAATCAGGGTTGGTAGTTTGGTTTGGCTTGCAGTTAATACCAGCCCAATCATTTAAGTTACCCGGATAAACAGGCAAAGCTTCAATATCATAACCTGATAAATTGATAGTATCATTAACCTGCGTACCATTAGCCTTGTATAGCACAATGCGCATGTTATCTACTAAGTTATTGAACATATAAGTAGCATTTCCCGGTATGCTCAATGTGCCGTAGTCATTTTCAAATGAAGGTATCCATACCACGCCTGCGTTAGTTGGATTGCCTGCACCCCATGTATTAGATAGATACCACGAATGGGTTGTGATTAGTCTATCACTCATGGCGTAGTTAGGGCTAAATTCAAGCACGTACTTAATGCGATCAGTACCTACTTCAGGATTTGGTTTGTAACCATCGTACACTTGATAGTAGCCATTGATAACAATGCGCCCACTCATAGTTACTTCGCTGCCTTCTTCATTCTCTGTTAGCACACCATCAACTAACCACCATTCGGTTATCGTTGCGGTCAATGTATACTTGCTTAAATCGTCTACTGTATTATTCGTAGCAAAGTGATACTGCTGGTTGCGCATATCATCTACTAGTGGCGCAATGTCAAAGTACATATTGCCATCAGGAGCAGGTGTCAAATAGAACTGATACGTTTTAGCATCTATTTTAATCACTAAGCCATAACGAAAGCCCTGCTGTGCAGTTTCCGTACTTGATGCAATCAGCATAATCTTTTGACCACGCACCACCCAGTTATACGGTTCATCTACGATTGTTAATGCCATTTATCTTTTGTTTAAGAGTAATCTATTTTCAATGTCTTTTATATAAGCATCCATTAGCTTATCCTTGTATTCATCCCATGTATCGTCTATTGCTTCTCCGTAGTAGTTAATACCTTGTATGCCTTTTTCGCCTATGCTTTTTGCAATGGCAATAGCAGCACTTTTGATTGCGCTCTCTGTAGACTTTATGAATTCACCTTGCCTATTGCGCAGCTTCAAAGGCTTCATGCGTATCCAGTTCATAATGTCTTTGTACGGTGGGCGTTTAGTCGGTTGTCCCGGATAAGGCTTCCGCCCAAACTCTATTACATCTGCATACTTACCAGCTGCATCATTGTCTACGGTGAAATCTATTGTGGGCTTGTTATAGCGCACACGAATTTTGTAAGTTAATGAACGCAGCAATGTACCTGATGAAACACGATTGACAGTCTTACCGCGCACCCTACGTTTGATGCGCAGGTTAGATTGCGCACGCTCTACTACAGTTGCTGCGTATTCGTTCAGTATTTGGTCAAACTCACTTGCCATTATGTGCGCTCAATAATAAATGACATTGATACAACTGAAGCACTGGCAGCAGTAGCGTTATTCACTAACTGAATAGCTAATAAATCGCCTGCAGATACACTTAGACTATTCGCGTTATCGCTCTTTGTAGGTGAAGCTCCATCTGCATTTGTTACCGTAACCGATACGCTACTTGATGTAGCGTTATTGCGAATAGTAATTACTAGTGAACCTGTGGCACTTTGTGTACCACTCATCTTCACGTAAAAGTTTTTGATCGTACCAGCTACAGGCACCGCAAAATGTCTGTTTGATTCAGTCGCGTTAAATGTAGTAAGACCTGATATTGCTGCAAAGACCGTAGACGATGCACCAACTGTCACAGCATACACGTTACCATAGGCTAAGCTATCCTTCTTATTGTTTAGCTGCGTTTGAATAGCAGAAGTAACGCCATCCAAATATCCGAATTCAGTATTCGATACGTTACCACTTCCGATGTTGGCTGCATCTATGCCTGTTGGCATATCACCTGCTGCAAGCGATGTACCTGCAGTTACAAGTCCTTTGCTATCGTAGGTTATTTTGGTAGCCGTTGATCCTGTTATTGGGGAATTGCCTGTTAGCTTACCATTAAACGTAGACCAGTCTGCGCTGCTCAATGCACCACGATTCGCTGCGCTTGCAGTTGGTAGATTAAATGTATGCGTGCTGCCTGCGCTACTAATTGCAAAGTCAGTACCGGATGTACCTACCGCGAAGTTCTGCGTGCTTTCAGTTAAGCCATTCAAAGAACTTAAACCGATTGCGTAGGTAGTATGCACTTCACCTATTTTGCCATCTTCAGTGTAAAGTGTAACTGTCTTACCATTCGTGTTTTGAATATCGAATTCAATATGCACACGATCAGTTGCAGCCGTTACTGTGGTCGGCACTGAAATAGTGAAGCTATACAAATCAGGCACGTTGCCGTTTGTGATTTCTTCTACAGTAGAAGTGGCAACTAAAGTAAACGTGCTACCATTGTAGGTGTAAAGCTTTGCAAGTATCTGCGCATGGTTAGCACCACCACCTGTTTCGCTTAAATAAACATCAATAGTCCATACACCTGCAGGAATGACAACGTGGTTAGGTGAATTCACATCTGTAATAAAACGAGCGATTGCACCTGTAGTCGATGCAGTAAAGTTAGCAGCTGGTCCTGTGTTAGCTGCAGTACCTAATTCGTAGTAGGCATTTCCACCTATTGTACCCTGCGAAACGTTACCATTGAAGTAGAAGATTTGACCACCACCACCACCTGTAGATGGGAAAGTGCGCAATGCTCCTGTGCCGTCTATGTACTGATCATTTGTACCATTAGCTGCAACTGCAAGTGTTCCTGATGTAGTAACAGGCGAACCGCTAACACTAAACGCTGCATTGCTAGGTGCAGGCATAGTAAGCCCTACCGATGTGACCGTAGCGCTACCACCTGCTGAAGGTGTGACCGCTTCCCAATCTCCCGATGTGCTGTTATAGGTTAGTACCTGCCCATTGCTAGGCGTAGGTGTATTTACATCTGCAAGGTCATCAAGATTAACCGGAATGGTTGGAAGATTATTCAAATCAGCATATTCATTTGAATATGCAACTGTACCCAGTTGTGTATTTTGCCATTCGTTTGCAGCTGTATTGTAAATTAATGCATCATTATTTGATAAAGCACCAATCGATACATCTAACAAGTCATCTATTGTAAGACCACTAATTGCCACCCATTGCGTGCCATCGTATTGAATTAAATCTTTTGCAGCATTGCCAGCTAACAAGTCTTCTAACGTTGTCGGTATGGCTGGTTTATTCAGGATTTGATAGTCACCTGTAGATGCATTCCAGTCCACAGGTGTTTGTCGCAAACGATAACCTACACTTTGAAGTGTCCAGTACGCAGGGTTACTAGGGTTAATACCATCATTATTTGCGATGCATCTGTAAACGCTACCGCTATACCATACCCTGTCACCGATTTGGTAAGGATTGCCCTGTGCTGTAGTGTGGTTAGCGTTCCATTCGGTGCTAACGTATTCACCACCACCACCCCCACCACCTGCTGCATCAATGGTTACACTTCCATCCCCATTGTCGGTTATGGTTATGTTCGTGCCTTCGACTAAGTCAAGTATGTTTTGAACTGCGTTATCTACGCCATTCGTGCGAAGTGTGATGCCGTAACCAGTACCGCTACCACCACTCGAAGCACCGCCCACTGTCCATACTGCAGGGATATCACAAGCTGACCAATCCCATGGCACTTCTAATTGAATTGTGAAAGCTACACCTGTTACTGTGTTCTTGTATTCTTCGATG